GTTGTTTTCCGCGCTGGCCTTGGGGGATGACGCTGACGAAGAAGCAAAAGGGTTGGTGAAGGCGGAAGGCTACCAGACCCCAGTCACACCGGACGAGGAGGCTTGCCTGGGCCTTGATGTGTGCGTTTCCCTGTTTGGTCTGGACCAAGCCGCCGACCCGTATTTGTATTGGGCCCGGCAAGGTAAGGAGGCCCCACAGTTTAAGGATATGGGGGAGGCTCACCGCGCTGTGTGGCAGGATTTTTCCGAGAGAACACGCGTAGAGGATGCCGCCTACAAGGAACGGACGAGAAGAGTCCAGCAGGAACAGGAGGAAATTTCCCACCGAATGGTGGATTGCGTAGCCGGGAAGGAAGGCAGCTGGGACGCGTGTCCTGCCGATTTGCTGAAGTATGCCGAGAGTCCGCAGAAGGCTGCCGATTCCATCATGAGGGCGCGGCGGGCGTATGCTTTTGCCGAGAGGCGCGGGTTTGAGGATGTCTGGCGCTCCGACGCGCTGGACATGGCCGATCTGCTGACGGTGAATAGCAACGGGAATGAGGTGCTGGACCAGCAGGCGTTGATGTTGCTGATGACCGCGATTGACCGGAAGGTTCAGGAGAGCCAGACGGATTCCGCTGCTTTCTGGCGCAATTTGTATAGAAGTTTTGCCGACACGGCGCGCGGCGCGGAGAGCCTGGGTGTGAAGGCGGTTCAGGCGGTGAGGAGCATTCCCGGCATGAGCGGAATGGAAGAGTGGTATTCCAATAATATTGCTCCCCTGCAGGGGGTGAAGGATACGTTTGACGGACAAAGGCAGATCTTCGACCGCTACGAGCAAAGACGCGAAGCGCTGAATACGATGCAGGATGTGATGCACGAGTTCGGACAGCGGATGCGGGGCACGAGCCCTGATGCGTCCTGGTACGTCAAGGCGATTAACGGAGCCGGGAATATCACCGGGCAGAGCCTTTCCTACATGGCTCCCGGCGGCTGGGCCCTGGCGCTGGCCGGGGATATGGGGCACGCCGGGAATGCCGCCTCCCGCAACGGGGATTCCCTGGTGGACGTGACGATCAACGGGCTGCGGAATACGGTGGAGGAAAAGGGGTTTGGGGTGTTTTCCGTGTTCGGGCGCATGGGGGCCATCAACAAGCTGATGACCAGGACGGGCACCGGCGCCCTGGCGAGACTGGCCGCGAAGGTGCCGGGGCGCACGTTTTTTGCCGGGACGAGAACCGGCAAGATGCTTTCCACCCCGGCGTTTGCCTACGTGGAAGAGATGGCGGCGGAACCCCTGGCCGGGGAGTTGTTCGAGTGGACGGCCCGGAAGTTGTCCGGGATGACGGGAATGGAGGTGAGGCCGAAGGATTTCGAGGTGGTGGGCCCCGTGCTTCAGGCGATGGGGGATGTGGAGCAGTCCGGCGGATGCGCGTTGTTTGTGGCGGCCATGGCTGCCGGCCACGCTCCGAGGATGAAGCAGGAAGTGGCGGCGTTCGTGACGGATGCGCAGCGGGCCCAGCTGGCCGGATATACGAAGAAGCATGCCGAAGAGATGGCGTCTTTTTCCACGGCGGAGCACAAGGCTGCGCTGGCCCAGAAGTATTTCGAGACTGATGTATTGAAGGATCCCGAAGGAGCCGCCGAACGGGCGCGGAAGGCCGGCGCCGAGCTGGCGGACCGGCAGGAGGCTCGGCTGTACCAGATGTCCGGCGCTCTGGACAAGGTGCTGGAGAAGGCCAACATTGGCCGTATCCGCAAGCTGGAAGGAACGGACAGGTACGAGGTGAGCCTGCGGGAGGGCGCTGTAGTGAACGGCGTGAAGATGGAGGAAGACAGGAGCGTGGAGATGAACGAGGAGCAGACGGACGCCCTGGTTCAGGTAGTGCTACAGGGGGCTTATTTGAATGGCGTCCGCGTGATGCAGGATGCCGTGCTGGGGAATGCCGCGATTTCGGAAGCCGGGAAGATGGATTTTATTGAGACGCTGGATATGTTGTCCGAGGAAGCGCCTGCGGAGTACCGGAAGGCGGCCGCCGAAACCGGAGGGATGACCGTCCCGGGGTTGATGGATGTGGCCGCGCGAGCCCAGGCGAGGATTGACGCGATTGTCCGGGAAGAGGGCGTGTCCGTCCAGGAAGCCAGAAGCAGGACGGATGCCGAAGTGATGGGGAAGGTTCAGCTTGGTTCCATTGCCGATTTGGCGGCGGCTTTTGAGAGGCGTCTTGATCATGCAGTGCGTTCCGGAGAGATTACGAGGGGGAGATCCGAGGAGATCAGGAGCGGCACGGCGGCGGCCAGCTTCGCCCACCGGTTTACGATGGCGGCCGATCCTGGGAGTTCCCTGCTGCTTTACGCCGGAGGCCATGCCACGACGGCCAACGTGATGGAGGATGTGCAGGAGTCCGCCCTGGTTCATTACATGAACCTGACCGGGAAGGATTGGCAGGATTTGTGGGAGCATTTGCAGGCGGCGGACGCCGTGCTGGGAAGGTACGGCGTGAGTCTGGGGACGTATGAGGGCCCGGCGCATGATGCCAGGGACGTGGTGGAGAGTTTTTCCAACCTGTCCCTGTCTTCCTCCCTGGCGGATATTGAGAGCCTGCCCGTGCCACAGTGGGTGAAGGACACCGCGGAGTTCGCCCTGAAGAATCTGGAGGATTCCGCCCGCATCATACGCATGGGCGAGCAATGGAACGAGTTTGCCGCGACGGACGAGGGGAAGAAGTTTATGGAAGAGCACGGAGGCCTGGCGGACGCCCTGCAGGCCGTGGGCGTGAGTACGGAGAGCGTTTTCCGCCAGGCGCGGATGGATGCCGCGCAGAAACTGGATGTGGAGATGGTGCACGCGGACCTTGCTTCCCGCAGGGCTCCGGGGGATGCCACGATGACGCTGGGCGAGCTGGAGGCGCTGGAAGAGTCCATGGCGCGGATGGATGCCGCGGAGGATGTGGAAGAGACCGCGGAAGAGGAGGATGAGACTGATCCCGTGACCGGCATTGCCGGGAATCCGGCATCCCCCGCTCCGCTGGTGGAGGATGCCGGCGGCTCCCTGGAAGGGGTGGGGGAAGAGGCCGAACACGATGAAGAGGCCGGCGCGGAGTTCCGCGATCACGCGTTTGTGCGGGTGGCGCCGGATTGCGTGTTTGCCCAGGTGCGGGTGGATTCCCTGGCCCTGGCGCCGGATGTGGAGCAGTTCAAGCAGGGAGATCATAATGAACGCGGAGCCGTGAAGGGGCGCGAGCTTCAGGGACGGTTCCGGGAAGACGCCCAGCCCATTTCCGTGTGGCGGCGCAGGGATGGAGCCCTGCATGTGATTACCGGACGGCACCGGTTTGATTTGGCCGTGCGCGACGGGGTGGAGTTTATTCCGGCTTACGTGTATGAAGAAGATGATGCGCATGACGCCACTTGGGCGAAGATGCACGACGTCGGGCAGAATATGCTGGACGGTCAGGCGTCCGCGCTGGAGGTGGCTTTTTTTGTCCGGAATTCCAATATGGGCCGGGACGAGATGGAGGCGCAGGGGTATTTGCGCCCCGGTTCCGCCAATGTGATGGGCTGGGATATTGCCACCCTGGCCGGGGATGAGGTGTTTACCCGCCTGAAGAACGGGGTGATTACGGATAACGAGGCGTGGAAGGTATGCCGCCTGTCTTCAACGGAGGCGGGACAGATGCTTGCCCTGCAGCTGCGCGAGAAGGGGAAGCCGTGGGATTACGTGGCGGCCTATGTGAAGGAGGCGGACCGGGTGGCTGCGGAGAAGTCCCGGGAGGGAGAGGCGTTTGATTTGTTCGGCAACGATACGTCCTGGCAGGAGGATTGCGAGAAGGTGGCCCGCTTTGCGGCCCGGGGGATTTCCCTGATTGCCGAACGCCTGTCCCTTCTGAAGAAGTCCAGAGGCATCAGCCGGCGGAAGGATTTGGCGGGCAGGATGGGCATCCGCTTGGAGACGGACGCAGATTTGAATGCGGCCATTCATGATTTGGAAAGAGCCAAGGGGGCATGGCAGTCCCATGACCCGGCGCTGCGCCTTCATGACCGCGCCCTTGCCTGGGACGGCACGAGTGAAGTGAATCCGTTCGAGCGTGTGCCCGTTTCCGGGGCGACGTTTTCCGTGGTTGCCATGGATAGTTCCGGAACTGTCCTGGCTCCGGAGACGTTCGTCACCCGGGAAGACGGAAGTCCTGACTGGTTTGTGATTCCGCGCCGCAAGAGGCAGCCAGCCATGCCGGTGCGGCTGCTGGTGGGTTCCGATGTCGGGGAGCATCGCGGCTATGGACTGACCCATATTCTGGCTTCCCGCGGGTTTTCCTTCTGGAAGGAGCGTTCCCCGGAACGCTATATCAGTTCCATTCTGGCGAATGTGAGCGAGCTTTACGAGGTGGCGCCCGGGCGTGAGCTGCTGGTTAAGGGAAGGCAGCCTTCTTCATGGATGCTGCTGCAATTGAACCGGAAGGACGGGTTTTATTCCATTGTCTCGGCTTATCCGGTGCGGCAGGGCAAGAAGCCGCTGGGGAAGAAGCTCCCCCTTGCAGAGCGACAACCTGCAAACGCGAATAGCGGCACCGCGCGCCTAGGTCCAGGATCGGCAAGCAAGGCCGCTCTGCCGTCCCAATCCGCTGGCGGGGGAGATGGTTTTTCCTTACCACAAGGGGCGCATGTTGTCAACGTGAATGAAGTGGAATGCCGGTTTGACGACGGGGCTATTGTTCCGGCGACGTTTTCCCTATCTCTGGAAAAAGAGACAATCAGGAAGAAGGCGGTCGCTGACGGGACGTTCATGAAGGCCCCGAACGGGAAAGATACGAATCTGACGGAAGACCAGTGGCTTTCCGTGCGCACGGAGGCGTTTAAGAATTGGTTTGGCGATTGGGAGAAGGATCCGCAGAATGCTTCCAAGGTGGTGGACGAGAACGGGGAACCGAGGGTGGTGTATCATGGGACATACGGTGATTTCACGGTGTTTGACAAGGCCATGATTGGATCTGCTACTGATTATGGTTTATGGGGTAGAGGATTTTATTTTACCAATATGGAGAATACTCCGTACGGGAACAAGAAGCTGGCTCTGTTTCTGAATTTCAGGAATCCTTTTATTTTTAATGATTACAAGTCTGCTGAAGAGATAGGCGATTATTTAAATATTTGGGATGGGAATTTTCATGAAGATGACAGGTTTGGAATATTCCGGCCGTATGCGAGAGGAGCGGCCCAGATAGCCGGTAGCGCTCAAGAAAGAGGACATGATGGACTCATTGCTGTACTGGGTAAATGGACGGAGTACATTGCCTTTGAGCCGAATCAGATCAAGTCCGCCACGGATAACCGGGGGACGTTTGATCCGAAGAATCCGGATATTACGTTTTCCGTGATAGGCCCGAATGCGGCCACTTGGGGAAAGTATGCCGATAAGGCTTTCGCCGGAAGGGATGACGGCAAGTTGCGGGCGGAGATTGACGCAAGCCAGGCACAGCTGAAGACTGCGCCTGGAATGCCTTATCTTTCCAGACTGGATCTTTTGGCGGAGGATATACGCTATTTGAAGAATCCAAGGAAGGAAGGCGTTTTGTCAGATTATTTGGATTATTCCGAGTTGTATGATGCCTATCCCCGCTTGAAGAAGATGTCTGTTTATGTGTTTAAGGACCGCAACCGGCAGGAGGCAGGATGGTATGATCCCCAGGATGACTCCATTGCCATCAATTTGTCCAGCCTGGGGCCGCTTTGGAATCAGCGTTCCACGTTGCTTCATGAGATTCAACATGCGATTCAGGAATATGAGGGTTTTGCCGAGGGGGGGGATTCTGGCTTTGCGGAGAGGGTTCTTACCTATCAACGCAACAGGATCACAGGGGATATTATTGCGAAGACGAGGCGCAGGAGTTGGCTTTTAGCCCGTGATGCGGCTTTGGACGCTTTAGGCCGGATACGCAGGTTGATAAGGAATCCGAAGGCTATTAAGAAGATGTCCGAGCGGTTTGCCGTGCATGAGGTGATGGATGTAGATGTGATGGCCAGGCAGGCTATTGAGTTGCTTTTGAAGGAGTATAATAAGCTTGTCGCACAGGATGCGGAGTACGGCAAATTAACGATGGGGAAAGATGCCGAAGGTTGCGAATTGCCGATTTGTTACGCCGGGATGTTGCTCCGCGGCGGGGTGAATGTGGATGCTGTCACCATAGAGCAGATAGACCGACAGATTGAGATGGTGAAGGCAACGGTTTCCCGCAAGATGAGGTTTCCCGGGGAGGAAAAGAGGATCTGGCAGGAGCTGGAAAAGCTCTACAGGGGGAAAGAAGCTGTTGTGCGGCAATTGAAGGATTTGGAGCCGTTTGACCTTTACCAGCGTCTGGCCGGGGAAATAGAGGCAAGGAATGTGGAGAAGCGCCGGGATATGACGGCACGGGAACGGGAAGCTGTGCCGTTTAATGATACGCTGGAGTTCCCAGGTGAGGCGATTGTTGCTTTTTCCATTGCCTCGGCACAGGAACAGGGTTTGTTCCATGACGGCCATTTTGAAGCGGGCAACGCTGTGATTACGGAACCGGGGGTGACGTTTTCCATTGCCGCCCTGCATGCTTCCCCGCATTCTTTCCGGAAGTTTGATACGGCGTTCATGGGCAAGGGGGAAGGAGCGCAGGCGTATGGCTGGGGGCTGTATTTTGCGGAGAATCCGAAGGCGAACCGGAGTTATATGAACCAGTTCGCGCAGGACAAGGCGACATGGAAGTTCCGGGAGGTGGAGACTGCCGCTATAGAGGAGATGCAACGGGCCCTGGTAGGCAGTTTTTTGCCGAAGGATGCCCTGCCGGAGGCGAAGGAGGACGCGTCAGATATCGCCTGGTCTGTTCTTGGCGATTTGGTTGATGCCGCCAGAGGAAGCATGACTGTTTTAGACATCGTCATGGAGTTGCATGATGAAATTGATACTAACAGGAAATACGCGGAGACGTACCCCCAGGAGCGGGAGAAGCTGGAACAACTGGAAGGCTTCATGCTTTCTCTGCTTGACCATCTGGACGAGATAGAGGCCAGGCCGGGCATGCCTTCCAATTACAAGGTAGAGTTGAATGTAGAGAATTCCGAGCTGCTGGGCTGGGATTACGTGGACGAGACGGTTCTTGCCTTGTTGAAGGATTCCCCGGTGGAAGAGGTGCGGTATGCTTTGGAACGTGCCGAAAGACGGGCAGATTACCGCGGCGAAAACGTGAGCGGCAAAGATGTTTATCAGGAGTTGTTTGATGCTTTTTGGGATGGAGAAGATGGCACGAAACAGGAGGCACAGAAGGCCGCCAGCGTGTCTTTGCTGTCCAGCGATATTAAAGGCATCAGGTACGCGGACGGTTTTTCCCGCAGGAAAGCGGAGGAAGAGCAGACGTATAATTACGTGATTTTTGACGGGAACGATATTAAGATTACGGCGTTTGCGGACGAGTCCACCGGGGGAGCGTGGGCGGATTATGTGGATCCGACGGCGAGTTTCTCTCTTGCCACGAGAGAAAGTGTCTGGGTGACGCTGGAGCGGGAGGCGCAGAAGAACCGTTTGGAGGTGCTGCGCAGCCAGACGGCAAAAGCGTTGGAGACATGGCGCCGGGTTTGCGCGGCCAACGATGTGAAGCAGGGAGACGGCGCGGAGGCGTTCGGAAGGGTCATGGCCGTGGTGGCTTCCATTTACAAGACGCTGCCGGAGGGGTACAGGTTTGGCCTTTACCCTTACATGAGAGCTGCCGAGAATCTTGCCACCCGTCTGGAGGACGGTCAGGCATGGCTTTCCGATGAGCTGAAGAAGGAGACGCTGATGGACGATACCAGCGAGCGCATGGATGCTGTGATTGACAAGCTGCTGGCCCGCACGCTGGAACAGGCGGACCGATATGCCGTCGACCAGATACGGTCGGAGATGGTTGCCCGCATCAAGGCCGTGCAGCCGACGAAGAAGGCCAGCGGGAAGTTTAACAAGGGCAAGTTGAGCGCGGAGGATTACAGGCATTTGCACAGGATAGTCGCCATGATGAATACGGACCAGGAGGCGAAGGAGAAGCGAATGCTGGAGCTGGAGGGCGTGCTTTCCAGCAACCAGTCCACCGAAGAGGAACGGGATGCGGCCGAGCTGGAATTGAAGGATTGGCACACGTTCGGATATCTGGCCGGGATGGGACTGGAGCAGACGCGCGCCTGCGCGCGCGCCCTTGCCCTGTTTATCACGACGGGACGGACGGCTTGGTCCACCCGGTTGGACGAGGAGAGGCGCCGGACGAAGTTCAAGGCCGAGAAGATTGTGGAAGGGCTTGGGCAGGCCACTCCCCAGGGAGGACGTGACGCGGAAGAGGATGCGAAGGCGTCTACGAGAACGAAGGCGGCCAAGTACCTGAAGTACGGTTTGCAGTCTTATTCCCAGCTGTTGAATGGATGGAAGAAGATTCCCGCCCTGCGCGGTCTGGCGCATGCCGAGGTTACTGCGATTGCCGAGGCGAATGTGGCGTTGAGGAATATGAAGCACGCCCGGGATCGGGAGGTGACGGCCCTGGTTAAGCGGTGTTTTGGCGTTCAGCGCACCAAAGATGTGGCAAGGGTTCTTTCCGATTTCAAGAAGACAGGGGATTCCGGCGTAGTGCTGAATCCGCTGGTGAAGGTGGAGCGCACCGTGAGGATCGCCGAGGCCCGCGAGTGGGTGGGGTTGTCTTTTGAGGAGAGGGAGGAACGACGCAAGGCAATCAGGAAGGAGTACAATGACCGGGGGCTTTCCGACGATAAGGCGTCCGTGCCGGAAGCGCTTATTCCGGAGATGCGCCGGCAGCTTGCCGAGCTGGATGAATTGGTGAAGGCCGGAGACGGACGGGCCAGAAGGAGGAAGAATATTACGGCGAAGGCGGAAGTGGTGCGCCCGGGCAGGAAGGGCGAGACGTTGAAGGTTTCCCGCGCCCAGGCGATGTATGCCATTTTGCTTTACGAGCAGGCCGAGTACGTGGAGACGATGCGGAATGAAGGCATTGGAGAAGCGGAGGTTGCCCGCCTACGCGAGTTTGTGGGTGCCGAAGGGCTGGCGTTCGGCTACGGCCTGCGGGAGCTGATGAACCGGCAGGGAAAGCTGCTGGCCCGTGTGTATGAGGAGCGTGAGGGGGTTCCCTTCCCCGCGGTGGAGAATTATTTCCGGGCCGTGTTCCGGGCGGACCACAAGCTTGATACGAAGGTGTCTTTCGGGGAACAGACGAATGCCGTGGCCGGCGGAGCGAAGTACGGGATGCTGATTCCCAGGCGGAAGCACAATTTGCACCTGGCCTGGAATATGGATTGCGAGGCCGTGTTCCAGGCGGCGAGCGCCGAGGTGGAGAATTATATTTGCACGGCGGATATTACTGCCCGCTGGCGCGGCATTCTGGCGGACAAGGAGGCGGCAGCGTCCCTGAAGGAGCACATGGGGCGCCACGGGATTGATTCCCTGCGGCACTGGCTGGATGTGATTGACGGGGCCGGAGTGATGGAGGGGGGCGCCCTGCTGGCCGGAGCCCAGGCGACAAGCCGCTTCCAGAGCGCCAAGGCGGTGGCCTTGCTGGCCTGGAACGTGCTGACGATGCTCAAGCAGACCAGCGGCCTGATGCACGGGATGTTTGCCGGGGAGGTGGGCATGGGGAGTTTCCTGCTGCACCTGGGGCAGACGATGTCCATGACCGGACGCATGGGGGTGTTTGAGATGATGAAAACGGAGGCTTTCCGGGCGAGGACCAATGACGCGCAGGCGGAACTGGTGAGCCAGCTGATGGGGTATGCTTCCGATCAGAATTACACCGGAGCGATCAGGTTTTCCATGGCCGGCATGAGGGCTATTGAGAAGATGGACGTGTGGAGCAATGCCGTGTCCATGGCCGCCCTGTATAACGCAAAGTGGTCCGAGCTGGAAGAGGCAGGAAAAAGGACCGGAGCCCCGATGACGGAGGATGAGATGCACGCCCTGTGCATGCAGAGCGTGACCCGGGCTCTGGAGCTGGTGGCCCAGCCGCTGACGCAGAGCCAGAAGAGCATGCTGGGGGCTTCCACGGGCCTGTTTGCGAAGATGGCCTGTTTTATGAGTTCCGAGGTGCTGAATAAGGTGGGGATGATCGTTTCTCATGTGAGCTCCGGGAATTGGGGGCAGGCTCTTGCTTTATATGGAATGATGTCCGTTGCCGAACAGACGGTGATTGCCCTGTGGCACGCCCTGCTGGATGACGAGGACGAGTGGGAGAAGAACGGCGGATGGTTCGGCGCCATGCTGGGAGCTCCTGTTGCCATGATTGGCGGCGTGCCGATGCTGGGGGCGGCGGTGGAGTTTGGTTACAAGCAGGCGACTGGCCAGCGTATTTACGCAGGCACCGCGTCCGGAGTGATTGATTATTCCGCGATTTACCGGGCGGCCAAAAATACGTGGAAAGCCGCCACCGGGGAGAAGGAGATGACGTTTGCCGATTGGGCGGAATTGATTCTGCTGGATGCCAAGGCGGCCGCTTACGTGGCCGGAGCGGGCGCCGGGAGCCGCAGCAAGGCGGCTGATTCCGTGGCGTCCTGGCTCTTGTCCGTGGCTGGGGTGGCGAATTTGTCCAAGCCTGGGTTTAAGCTGGCGGAATAAGATTGAATATTAAGGAGTGTCGGTGTATGTTGAGTTTACCATGCGCACTTTGCTCTACACTTTTTCCATATTTTTTACTGCTGTATCCTATGGAATAGATCGTCCTTTAACAGACTTTTTCCCCTTGGCGCAGGAGGCGAAACATTCCGACCTTCTTCCCGAGTCCTTTGACCATTTGCAGGAGAATGACGCCCCTACTTCCTTGCAAGAATGGGGACAGGTGCCGGGTTCCCGGAAGCTTTCGGAGTTCAAGCCCGACGAAAGTCGCCTGAAGTTGTTTTCCGCGCTGGCCTTGGGGGATGACGCTGACGAAGAAGCAAAAGGGTTGGTGAAGGCGGAAGGCTACCAGACCCCAGTCACACCGGACGAGGAATATGATTTAGGATTAGGCATCTTCACTGCTTTATTTGGAGTAGAGAACATTAAATATCCATACCTTTATTGGAAGGTCCAAGGGAAGGAAACTCCTATATTCAATAACTCTAAAGAAATTTTTCGTACTGTTTGGAATGATTTTTCGCACAAAGTGCGAAATGCTCACAAAAGACGTATTAATGATGTATGGAGGCGTATTGAGCAAGAAAAGTACAACACGAAATCTCCTTCTGAAGCTCTTGTGCTGCATTTCCAAAGCGTCGTGAAGAATAACCCTGGACAGGCATGGCTGGATATTCAGTCTGGTGCATATCGCCAATTTGGAAACACTTTTAAGGAGAAGGCAATTCGTGAAATAGTCACAGAAATAAAATATCATATTAAAACTGATGAAAAGAAGAAAGCCATGCTTGACGCAGTAGCTTTAGATGCTCTAAAGCCATGCAATCTATGGAAAGATGAAACAAGATTCTTTGAGAAGTATCGAGATGTTGCAGGTGTTTTTGTAGTTAAAGTTATTCTTGGAGATAAATTTTTAGACTATCCTTATTGCTATTGGATTATGCAGGCGAAACCTATTCCTGAATATAAAACAACATATCATGCACTGGCTGATATATGGGAAGATTATAAGAGGCAAGTACAACTATTAGATTTGAAGAAAGCGCAATAATGCTATTTAACAAAAAAGCCCCTGACCCGGAGGCCAAGGGCTGAACAGGAGCACTTTTCTGGAAGACCAGGCTGCCGCCATAGTATGGCGACAAACGAGACGAAACGACTCTGCCCGGACAGAAAAAATGTACAGGATGTGCTCCGGATGGCAAGCTTGATTATAAAACCTGGACATGTATGATGTGCCCGCCGGTTGATCCGGAGCGGCAGGGAATGAGCCCTGACGTCAGTAGAAAGGAATTAACAATGACTTGATCAAATACAGTGACTTGTTGCAACGGCTGATTGAACTTCTGATTGTTCTGCTCAGCTAACAAAAAGGCCCCGGCTGTTGGAGCAGCCGGGGCCGATGTTTTAGAAAGGAATCAATGATTGAGACTACATTGACCTGTTGCGTCTTTACTATGCCCTTTCCTCCGGATTTGTCAAGCCGGCGTTTGTCATGCTTTCTTCCAGCGTTCCAGCGTTTCCACATAGATGCCGGAGATCTTGCCGCCGTCCATGGGTTCGATGTCTCCGAAGGCAGGGTTAATAGGATGGAGGGTGTATTCCATTTTACCGGTTTCCGGGTTTTTCTTACGGACCAGTTTTTTGAGTGTCACCCCACGTTCATCATGGTATTGAACAATGGTTCCGGGTTTGGGGATGGGGGGGATAGTGTATTTTTTCATGATGACCACGGAGCCGTCCGGGATGGAGGGTTCCATAGAGTGACCGTTGACGCGCAGCAGGTATTCCCCTTTTTCCAGTTCACGGTATAGCCGGATGTCCTGCGGAATGGTGTCTCCATCCGCCAGATTGCCGGCGGCAATGTTGCCGATGATTCGTCCCTGAGCCTCCAAGGGAGGGGCTGTAAACGTTTCTACAGGGGTAAATTTCTTACGAGCGGCTTCTTTTTCTTTGGCGGCGTTTTGAAGAGCTATATCCGCAAAATCTTTGAGCGCGTTACGGAAGGCGCTGTTGATAAACTCCATAAATGTTTGCTGGGTGGCAGTCATGGCTGCGCTTATCACCTCCCATTCCTCGTCCGTGAAATCAATTTCCACTTGGGGGGGAATGGGGGAAATCTTCTCCGTCATGAGACGCTGGATAATGAGCAGGGCTTTTGAAGGCACTTTACGAGAGACACTCAACCAGAGATCAACAGTCCTTTTATCGACTCCACATTGTTCCGCGAGCCAATCGCGGGATTTCCCAGAGTCCTTGAGCCATCTTTTTATGTCTGCTTTGGTCGGTGTCATGCGTTGATATTACTACATTTTGTTGATATTGCAACATTAAAAAATGAATCAATATCAACAAATGCAGAATAATTTTCTTGCGGAACGTAGATGTTTGCAGTAATTTGTGTTCATCAAATGTAACACGCCATGTACTCAATCATCAAATTCAGCGAAATGGAGGACGGCATCAAGAATTGTCTGCTGGCCTATGCCGAGCAAGGCATCCGGCCCAAAGAAGTGATGAAGTCTCTTCTTATCCGAGAAGCTCAAAGGCTTGGGTTTGTAATAACCACAGCCCGCGATCTCCCCCGCCCGAAGAACCCCAAGAAGCCCGCGGCATGAAGTACGGTCCCATCGAAGCAATCCTGGCTACTCCTGCAATGAAAGAAGAGTTGCAACAAAAAGGACGTATAGAAGTGCTCTGCTCCGAAGGGTTTCAAACACTTAGAGCAGGAAAAGCGCAAACTCCATTCTGGATGGATGGAATCTATGTGCGGGCTATTGCCTGTAATGAGCGAGCTACGGTAGTTCTACTGGAGGAGGAGTGTGTTTCCGTTCCTTCGGCTGGTAGCGATGTTGGAACAAAAAGTGTTCCCCAACAGTAGATTTAATTTCAATAGTTTCCAGATGGTTAACAATTTCATGGAACTGTTCATGCGAAATGTAGATCGGGTAGTCATGGTCGGTAGTGATGATGTAGCAACAGCCCACATATCCTTCAATTGCGATAATATGATCAATATTGACATAACAGAATACTCCGGGTTTTCCATCGGAATACCTGCCACCATTAAGACCTTCCTGTAGTTTTATGAATTTAGGCATAACAGAATAGTAGCCTCACAGCTTTTATCTTCAAGAATAATGAGCCGGAATGCGCATGAATTTAGGCAATACGAGCACATTCAAAGCCAAGGCGTTACATTGGCAGGCTCTCCATTTTTATTTAAGTAATAACAATCAATATTAATCACTAACAAATAACCAATGATGAACTGGACTGAATTTATTGTTGTGACGCTGCTTAACCTGGCAGGCTACCTGTCCGCGTTGATGCTTGGTATCAGCCTGGGAGAGAAACACATCATTCGCCAGGTGAACAGAACCCTGGATCAGATGAGAAAGGAGCGGGCATGATTATCGAATACGACGACGAAGACCGGTGCATCCGGGTGAATGGCGAATACGTCGCCATCCGGGAAGCGGAGGGCCTCAAGGACGAGCTGGAATTAGCGATTGACCAGTGGGAGGTGGATCACGCCGAGCAGTGCGATAACCCCGACGGCCACTACGACGACTGAATTATGGAAGAAGCCCTTATCGAAGAATTGAAGCTGCTCGGCTGGCACGAGCTTTAACAATGAAAATATTATGACCTACCCTGAATCAGAGTTTTACGACTGCAAGACTTTGGCCCTGATGTACGATTCCGACCGGGATGTGATCAAGAGGACCGTCCATGAGTTGAAGGACAAGGGGCATGTGATCGAGATCCTGTATTGGGGCAAGCAGGGGAAGATGAAGGTGCACGGCAAGCAGTTCCGCCGGGCGCTGCTCCGAGAATACGGAGAAGGAGGAGCGAGCAAATGAATACCTTGTTCCAATTCTTGGCAGGTGGAGCCTTTGGCCTCTTCGCCGTCGGTTTGTTCTGGCTGGCGGTGGAGCTGGATAACGCCGAGCTGCAGGCCGGCAAGAACCCGCATTCCGGGTTTTGTCCGGAGTCTCCCACTCCCATGAAAGCTTTTGACGGCTTGGAAAAACCGTCCCGCGCCACGCGGATCGTGGAACGCAATAACCAATAGAATACCAATACAATGGACATTAAAAAATGCAAAGTAGGAACCAGAGTACAATTCAAAGGAACAATCATTGACGGATTGAATGATATAACATCTGTGCACGTTCGCACCGACGACGGAAGCACGAAATACATCAGCCCGGAAAATCTCGAACCAGCTACGCCGCATTACGACCCGAAGCGGAAATTCCGCAAAGGGGATATTGCAAAGGTCGATTACAAAGGACGCGTGAGGAATACTGTAATCCCCGAAGGGACCGAAGTTGAAGTCTTAAAAGATGAATGCGACCCTTATCACATCAAAGTCAAAGTTGAGAGGCATATTGATTCTGACGGATGGATGTTTGTCAATGTTGACCATCTCGTGTTGATCAAGCCCATCGAGGAGATGGAGAAGGAAGAGCCCTATCTGGTGGATACTGGCGCGGTAGAAAGAAGAGACGGCGGCATTATTATGTGTTTTTCCTACGGAAAATACGGAAGAGACAATGCCGATAGCATGGCACAGAAAGTCTGTGATGAACTGAACCGCGAATACAAAAAAATCAAGAATAGTTAAATACTCAAACCCTAGATAAATAATAAGTTATGAGTGAAGTAACTAAACGACAAGTGCCCGGAGATGTCTTTTTCGAAGGACTTTCCGAGATTAACGAAGGGGCTCTTTTGGAAGCCCTGGACACCAAGATGACCAGCCTTGTTTCCGCCGTGCTGGCAACCGGGAATAATGGTTCCCTGACTCTTAAGCTGTCCGTGAAGCGCAAGGGCGGCGTGAATCAGGTGGTGATTGAGCCGAAGGTTACGGCCAGCATCCCGGATCCGACGATTGCCCCGCGCATCATGTTTGCCGATACCTCCGGCGCCCTGCATACGGACGACCCCGCCCAGGGGAAACTGGACCTGGATGCTCCTGTGAAGGTGACATTCCCGGCTGCTGCCGATGTTGATGCCGGAGTCCCCGCCAAGGTAGCTAAGCGCGCCTAAGTTCCCAACAACCACATAACAACATAAACATTATAGAATTAAATTATATGGATAACTTGAACGAAGAAACTCTGGCAGCCGTACGCGTGCAGGAAGTGGCGCATGGTCATGCCGCCGTCGTGCCGAATGGATATACCCTTTATCATCTGGATTGCCTGGGCAATACGCCCCCTCGCAAGGCCGGCAGTGTTCAGCTGCTGGACCTGGAAACGCTGGCAGATTTCGTGAAGGCGGAAGATGCCGAAAATGGCGTCAGGAGCGTGATTTACGTGAGCGACAGAGAAGTAAACGCCGTGCTCAATTATTATTCCCCCGATGGTAATGGATGGGGGGACCACCAAGCCACCATGCAGCTCAACAAGACGGTGGAGTGGGAGAATTGGACCAAATACGACGGACAGGGCATGAGCCAGAAGGATTTTGTAGAATTCCTCGAAGAGAACAGCAAGGACGTGATGGAGCCCACCCCGTCTGCAATGCTGACGCTGGCGAGCAAGTTCGACATGCACCGCAAGGTGGAGTTTAAGTCTGCCTACCGGGCATCCGACGGCGAAACGAAGCTGACCTATAACGAAACGGTGGATTCCAAGAGCGGCGAGCTGAATGTTCCCACGGAGTTCACGATTGCGATTCCGGTTATCCGGGGAGCCGAAGGAGATACCACGTATCAAATCAAGGTGCGCCTGCGTGTGCGCCTGGCTGACGGGAAACTGTATTTTGTGTACCAGCTTATCCGCGCGGACATCCCGGAACGCAATGCGATTAAGGATATTGCCGACAAGCTGACAAAGGATCTGCCGGAGAACCGGATTCACCGCGGCGCCGTGTGCCTGTGTACGAAATCCTCCTTCACCGGAGAAATCGACCGATAAAGTGAGTTGGCCGGGGCCAGCGCCAACTGGTCCCCGGCCTGTTATCAATAGCTAACCAATAGAATACTAATAACGTGAATACCCCTACAACAGAATCCCTGACTTTACAAGAGCAAGGACAGCAACTGTCCGTTCTGGGAGCGTTTGCCAACAGTGAACAGTTCCAGATGGCGACACAGGCCGCCGAGATGCTTGCCTCCTCCAGCATGGTGCCGGATGCCTACAAAAGGAATCCCGGTTCCTGCTTCATCGCCATCAATACCGCGTTGCGGCTGCGGATGGATCCGCTGATGGTGATGCAGAATTTATACGTCGTGCACGGAACTCCTTCCTGGTCGGGCAAGTTTGCCATCGCTCTTATTCAGACTTGCGGAAAGTTTAACGGCATCAAGTTCGAGGAACGCCGCGATGGAGAAAGGCTGGTTGGCATGCGCCTGGTGGCCACGAAGAAGGAAACCGGCGAAGAGGTCCGCGGCGTATGGGTGACGGAGGAAGTGGCGGATAAGGAAGGATGGCTGAAGAAGAATGGCAGCAAGTGGGTATCTATACCGGAATTGATGTACAGGTACAGGGCCGCGGCGTTTTTTGCCCGGACGGAGTGCCCGGAAGTCCTGAACGGGTTGAGCGTGGAGGGGGAAGCGGAGGATATCGCCGGCAAGAGCCAGCCGGATATTAAGCTGCCGCTGTTCAAGTCCAGGGAGATTTCCGGGGGTGACGTTGTGGATGCCGAGAAGGTTGCTGACTCCCCGCGGCAGCTGGGAGACGCGGAGGTTCCCGGCAAAGGCGACGTAGAAGTTCCCCCGCCCCATATCCGGCTGATGGAAGCCCTTTCCTGTACGGAAGATCAACTGAACAAGGCTATTGCGAAGGCCAGCGGCGACAAGGTGAAGGGATGGCACGAACTGAATGACAAGCAGAAGGAAAAGCTGGCGGCCAATCCTGACAAGCTGCAACCCTTTATCGGATAGGAAGGAGACGACAACATGACCGATACTGTTGAAGATGTACGTAAAGGGCTGCCCTCCGCGTCTGCGTTTGGACGTCTGGCTTTATGCCCAGGCTCGTTTACGATGGAGAAGTCCTGTCCCGACGAGAGTTCCGAGGCTGCCGCAGAAGGCACGCTGTTGCACCGCTATATGGAGTATCTTCTTTTGAAGGATGATGCAGCCGAAGAAGGAATGGAGTTTTCCTGGCATGATTTTCTGAATAGCCGGGAGTATGAGTCTGCCGAGCTGAATCATGAGCAGGTGGAGCTTTGCGGACGTGCTCTGCGTCTGCTGGATGATGTGAAAGAGAAGATCATGGGGAGGAATTATTCCGATTCCTTTTTCTCTCTCGTGTCCACCGAGGAACGCCGTTTTTTGTCCGACTGGATTGAAGGGGGCGAGTATTCCGGACAGTGGGACGCACTGTTCAGAGTTGGAGTGGATCTTCTGGTACTGGATTGGAAGTTTGGCCGTGTGGCTGTGGATTCCGCCGAGGCCAACCGTCAGCTTGAAGCCCTGGTTCCGCTGGCGGCTCAAAAAGCCAATGAAGAGGGGATTATTTACAATGGCATTTACGCGGCTATCATCCAGCCACGGGTGGCTGGTCCGGCATCTGTTACGTTTTACGATGACGAGGCGATTAGCCAGGCCGAACAGAGGTCTCTTGCTGTCGCCAGGGCAGCTATGGACCCGGACGCCCCGCGCTATTGCAGTGAGGCAGCCTGCCGGTATTGCCGGGCCAAGGCGGTGTGCCACGAGGCCGCGGCCATGGTGGAGCAGGCTTCCCTGATTGCTACGGACCGGGATAAGTGGGAGCTGTTTTCCCCTGCCGAGAAGGTTCAGACTTACCACCTGGCGAAGACGGCAAAGAAATGGGCGGCTGCTGTGGATTACCGGTTTGAACAGGATGTGGCCGCCGGCCTGATTCCCGGTTTTGAGATGGCGCCCGGACGCACCAGTTTCACGGTGACGGATCCTTCCGGGGCGTTTTCCGTACTGAGTGCCGAGTTCCCGGACGAGGTGACGGCGGAAGCGTTTGCCGGGTGCTGCAAGGTCGGCATCACGGAATTGGACAGACTGGTTCACGCGGCCCGTAAAGCGGCGGATCCGAAGGCGACCACGAAGGCCAGCCGCGAATGGCTGCGGCAGTTGCTGGCGGAGTATGGCGAATCGAAAACCACGAAGGGATCCGTGAAGGAAGTGGAAGGAGGTGCGGCATGATGACCACGCTGACCATTACCTTGCCCCACACGCCGCGCTGCCTGTCTCCTAATGCCAAGGCCCCTCTCACGCAGAGGGGGGCCATTGTAGCCGGGTACAAAAAGACGGCTGCCAAGAGCCGCGCCCGGAATATAGCCTGGGGCAGGACTTATGAAGCCCTGAATGGACGGAGGATGCAACCGACGCATTACCGGGTGGTCTGGTTTTACAAGGGTAATAAGCCGGATGCGGATAATTGCCTGGCACGTTGCAAGGCGTATCTGGACGGGGCCTGCAAGGCTATGGGCATCGACGACCGGACGCTGGACTGCGCCGGGATTGACCGCGTGCATGATCTGGACAGGGCCGGACAGGTGGAAATCGCGTTTGAAAGGAGGGAACAATGATTAACATCCTCTTATCCGTCAGGCGGCCTTTCTCCGAGAAAATTTTGTCCGGGGAAAAGAAATGGGAACTGCGTAAAAATGCGCCACGCCTCAACAAAGGCGACTCCGTCACACTGTGGCTCTACGAGTCCGGGAAAGACGGAAAACGGGCCATCATCGGCAAGTGTCGTTTAGTTGTCACTGCTTCACTTTATCTATACCCTCCAAAGGGGATTTTAGAATTGGCCATTAAGAATGCTTGCGTGACGGAAGAGCACCTGCGGAATTACCTGCCTTGTTGCGTCTGGAAAGTCACGGCCCCCGTGAAACTTCCCGCCGCCGTGCCGCTCTCTGACATCGGCCTGACCCGTCCGCCGCAGTCGTGGCAGTACATCAGCCCGGCGCAGGCAGCCATTTTGGAAAGGAGGATTGCATGAAATACCTCTTTGACCTGCCACCCCGTGACCTTGCACGGAAACCCTATGCCGCGGGGCTGCCTCCAGAAGTGGATGCCTGGGCTAAGGCCAACAAGCACCGTATCGGAACGTATCGGTCTCATTGGTGCAGGCCGCAGTATTCCGCCTTTGTGGGCAACATCGACATGATTGCGGAGTTGTGCACCTTGTATGATGACTATGGGCTGATCGCTTACGGCAACACCAAGGGCGCTGCCGTTCAGCAGCTTTATGACAATCTCCAAATGCGAAAAGCCACGGTGGAAGATGCCCTGCGGTTTTTGCTGGGCTATCTGCAACACCCCGAAGAGTTCGCCGCGGCTTTTGGTCTTAAAGAGGCGGCGGACGCCGCAGGGGAGAACACGGGTGTGAATCTGCATAGCTCATTGATGTCCGTACCGGCCCAGGTGGGCGGCACCCTGGCGGACGGAAAGGAGGGAATGAATGAACTACAACCCCCAACTGACGCTTTTTTGATATGGAATACATGAACATCCCAACAGCCTTGTTTTCCAGCCCTGAATTCATCGGAGCTGAACCAATCCAGCGCGCTACATGGATTGCCCTGCTGGCGTGGTGCTGCACCCAAGAGAACGGCGGCATCATTGAGGGCTGCCGCTCCTGGGGCATGCGCCGCTGGATGCAGACCTGCGGGGTGATGGACAAGGAAGTCATGAACGGCGGGGAACTTTACCACTTCGACGGAGACAACCTTGTTGTTTTTGGCTACCCCGGAGGCGTACAAGAGCTTCTTGAGCGAAAGCGAGTTATTGCCCGCGAAAATGGCAAGCTCGGAGGGCGCCCCAAGAAAACCCATGTTGAAACCGACATGGAAACCGAAGAAAAACCTACGTTGGTTTCTGAATTAACCGACGTAGGAACCGAAATAGGAACCAATGTAGGGGCCAACATCCAAAACCGGAAGAAAGAAAGAAAGGAAGAAAGGAATATAGGGGGAGAAACTACTACAGTGGACAGTACACCGGGGGAAGAAGCGCCCGCTGCTCCTGTGCTGCCTGCCCGGTCGCTCCCGGTTCGGGAAAGACTGAACGACGTCCGGGGGATGCGCTGCGCCGACAATCACGCGGATCTGGGGGCTTCTCCCGGCGCCTCCAGGTTCATGGCTGCCACCCTTGCAATCAACCCGTCCTGGTCCCGGACTTTGCCAACTGCCATTGAGCAGGCAGCCGCGCTTGAAGCTTACCGTTCCGCACAGGGCCGGGTGACGCCGAGGGATATGGAGATGCTCAAGGCCTACTACTCCAGCGGCTTGACGCATGACCGGAACAATAAGGCTTTTTGGCGGCCGGACAGCCGCAAGAAGTTTTGGGAGTGTTTCGGGGATGTGCTCACTCACGCGGACCGCTGGGCCAAAGAGACGCGATGGAAGCCGACATCCGCTCGGAAGAAGCCAAAACCCGAAGAACCACGGCAGCCGGAAGGGCCCGTTGTGGATGTCGTGGACGCCGCAGCAGAAATTGCATCTCTAAGGGAGGAAATGGGAATAGGAGGTGACGAATGAAGCAGGAATATAAGAATCTATTGAGGAACATTATACACCGGAAGGTGAGTCCGTCGCAGCTGCTTATTCTGATGGAAATCCGAGACCATCCGGGCAGGATGTCGCGGGAGATTGCCACCCGTTGCCATTTGGATCCCAGCAATGTGTCTCACCGGCTGGATTATCTGGTGCAGGCCGGCGACGTGATCAGAACCGGCACACGGCCTTGCGTGTTTTATATCAGCAGGCAGGGGCGTGATTTTTTAGAGAGCCTTGAGTACTCAAAGCCAACAGGTTGATTATCCCGGGCAAGAAGTATTGATTCTCACCAAATTGACGCGCTGAAAATCAGGAGGGTAAAATATTGGTATGGGCAGAAAGGAAAGCACAAGCAAGGTCACAGAGAAGAAGAAGGAGTTTGCGCGGCTCCTGGTGGAGGTTAAAATGTCCAAAGCCGACGCTTATCGCAAAGCGTACAAACGCAAGGATATGAGTAATGACGCAGCCAGCAAGGCAGCATCCCGTTTGTCCAAAGATGGCGAAGTTTTGCGAATGATTGACGAATTGAATAAGCAACTGGATAAGTCTGCTGTGCTGACCAGGCAGCAGCGCATGGAATGGTTGTCCCGCGTAGTGACAACTCCCATCGGCAATGTTGATAGCGCATCCGATCTCTGTCAGGAGGTTTCCATGGACGAAACCGGAGCGAAATTTAAGATGCCCTCAAAAATCGCCGCTATTGCCGAGCTTAACAAGATGGATGGCGCATACACTCCGCAGAAGATGGAAGTGGATGCAGGAGAGAATTTTATAACCCTGCTGTCCTCCCTGCCTTTTGAGCCTCCCGTGAAGCAGGGATAAAAACGTTGATTCTCGCCAACTTGCATTTCCCGTGTTTTGTGGCTCATGATTGAGCCATGTTAAATTTTCTGGGAATGACGCGCCATTTGTCCACGACGGCAGGCTATGCCAAGCGCATAGGCTGGCTTTTGTTCGAGGATGTGACGCAATCTCCGTTCCCGGTAACAGGAGTTTCTTTCACCGGTGTGGTGAAGACGGAACAGGGAGACTTGCCCGTTGTTATTGAACACGGCGAGCAAGAACATTGTTTGGAGCTTACTTTTCCTGCCCTGCCTGTTGGCCGCTGGCCGTATGCCATTCATGCACAGGATGAGTCCGGAGAGGATTTGAGGCTGTTTTCCGGTTATATTGGGGCCGTGGATTCTGTGGCTCCTGTTGAGTCGTCCACGGTGTACGATATTCCTGCAATGGGTGTTACGATACCTGTTGAGGCAAGTAAGACGATCAAGGCACAGTGGCTTTCCAACACGGCCTCCATTATCGCGGCCCAACAGGCGCAACAGAATGCCAACACATCCTCCACCAATGCGGAAACGGCGAGCCAGGCAGCCAAGACGGCAACAGACGCGGCAGCCACCGCTACTGCACGGGCCGAAGAGGCGGAAGGCTATGCAGGGTCTGCCTGGGCCTCCAAAAGGGCTGCCGCCGATTCTGCAGCCGCAGCCGACACATCCGCAACCAACGCGGACCGTGACGCCAAGAGCGCCAATGACGCTAAAACGGATGTGGAGTCGCTGGCCGCCACCTGGCCGGAAACGGTCAGCGACGGGAAGCAGCAGATTATTGAAGCCAGGAATGAGGCTGTTACTGCCATACAGGACAAGCAAGCGGCGGCCGTGCTTGCCGTAGGTCGTGCCTCACAGACCGCGCAGCAGAATATAGCCAGCGCGCAAAGTACCGCTGTTCAAGCCGTCCAGACAGCACAGACGGAAGCGGTGGGAGCGGTTACACCACTTGTCCAGCGAGCTGAAACCGCAAAGGAAGACATTGACCAGGCGGAGAGGCGTATCAATACGGCTGCCGATAATGCCGCAACATCTGCCACCGCTGCGACCAACTCCGCGACGGCTGCCCAGCAGGCCCTTGAGGCCATGCCGCAGGTGGATGCATCCGGCAACATGACGCTGGCCGGAGGTCTGACGGCGGCGGGGGCCGTCAACGCCAACGGAGGCATCAACATCCCGCTTGCTGTCGGTGCGCCGACCGATACGGGGGCGGTCAACCGCCTGCATGCCGCAGGCATGGCCGGCGTGACGGGCATCCTGACCTCTAATGCTTTCCTCAATACGGATGCCATTACCGCGTCAGGATCTTCGACGGTGACCAAAACAGTTCCCTACCATTTGGCTGGTATTAAGGTTCCCAAGGGTACTCATTCGACCATTCAGGCGAGATTTGAGGTGAGCAACCCTCAATGGAATTATTCCAGTTTCGCCGGGTTCTCTTTCCTTTGGCGCGCTACCAATGCCGCAAAGTTGTCCTTTGGTATCGGCCGCGGCGGGAAGACGATTCGTCCCGACCTTTCCATAGATTCTTACAGTATTATCCCGGCAAACGGTTTGGCTTACAATCACGGCGAAATTCTGGATATTACTTTTGATAACGTGAGAAATACGGACCGCAACGGTTATACGGTGCGGGTGCGTGAGATTTTTGCGCTTAACAATACGGACAGCTGGCAGGTTAAGACTACAACCAGCTTTGTTCCGGCCAGTCAGAACGAGCCTGTTCCGTGGACGATTGCCAAGATTATCTATCAACAAAAATCTGTCGCCAGTATTGCCAGGTATGAAGATACAGGAGCGCTCTGGCTCATGCTCACCGGAGGCCAGGGGAATAATCTGTATCAAATTGCCACATGCCGCGGCGTCAGTAATTTTGAAACCGGGGTTGGTGTTTCCCAATGGGTGACTGATGTGGTGAATAATGCGGCTGGCGACGTTTCTGTTTATGCGGGAACCGGAGAGTACACCTATTACCATCCCGGAAATGTTAATCCGGTTTTCTATGGTCTGGATGCGATATCCCGCAACTGTATTGAAACCGAAGAAACGGCAGATTTTGTGGACATTAACATACCTCTCTAATCATGAATAATGCAGAGATACAGATTCAGTTTCCCCAGCCGGGACAGTGGGATGAATTTACCCTGACGCCCATTTATCAGGACGCGGACGGTTACACCCGGACAGACCGCTACACGGCGGACGAGATACCAGCCGACCATACCCTGGCCATGCAGGCGGTAGTGGCCGCGTTGGTTGGATTGTCGGAGCCGTGGCAGGCGGTGCAGGTGTGGGCAAGGCTGGGAAAAAATGCCCTGACCCTCGCGGAAGACGGCACCTATACACTAATTGATGCAGTGTGTTTGACCGTTGAGGCCGTCAACTCTCAAGGGGGCCGCAGGATTTTTACAGCCTCGGACTACCCGGCTGTTATCATCACGGAACCCGCCGCCGTGGATTTTTTCAAATACTTCACAAAGCAAAACCATGAGTAAATTAAGTGACGAGCAAAAGCAGGCCGCCCTTGAGGCGGGGAAGCAGGGCATGAAAGATGCCTACGGAAAAAGCAAAACTAAAACCGGCCTGAAGTGGTGGGAACGCCTTTTGTGGGTAGTCCTGGCAGGTGCTGCCTATGCGGCTTCCGCTCTGCTGGGTGGCTGTGGTCATAACGTGGACATTACCCCGGACCGCACCGAGGTATGCAAGGACGGCTCCTGCCTCGTCATTGAGCAGGGGCATATCTCCTATTCCCAGGCGCAGCCGGAAACGGACGTTCCGCCCGTCGTGCAGGTCATCCCCTCCAAGAAATAAGGCCATGTGCAAACCCCTCAAGGAATATCTGGGAGTGATCCGCGATTATACGCGTGAGATCGTCACTTTCGGCGGTTTTGTGATAGCCGTGTTCATCTAC